CGATCAGGTTGCGGGATGCCCGCTATTCGTCGTCGTCTTTGTCCGGAGCCGCGGCCGCGGGTTTCGCCGGCGGCGCTGATGGCAGGCCGGCGGCCGCCTCGAGCTCGGCGTCGCGCTTGCGCCGCGCGACGATGTCCTCGAAATCCTCGCCGCGCGCGGCGGCGATGTCGGATTTCGAGCGGAGCCCGTTGTCGAGATCGGATTGATTGCCGGCCGCCTCGTCTTTCGGCGAGACCGCTTGCCAGCCGCGCGCCTGCCAGCGCGCCGCCTTGGCCCGGCGACCGACATCGTCGCCGCCGGTGATCCGCCCGGCCAGCTCGGCGGCGTAAAGCCAGCTCTCGAACACCGGAACAAGAAATTGCTCGATCACATCGCCCTGATGGACGCGCCATTCGTCGCGTTCCTCGCCGCGGCCATCACGGAGTGAGGAATAATTCGCGTTCTCGAGATCGCCGGAAAGCCCGGCATAGGAGACGCCGCTCGAGGCCGCGATCGCTTTCAGGAAGTAGCGCGCGAAGGCCGAGGGGTCGGTCGCCGGGAATGTCGGATCGAAATTCTCGACCGAGACGCCAGGCGGCAAATCGAGGATCGAGCCGGCCTCGAGCTGCGTCGGAATGAGATCGCCCTCGAGCTCGTCGCCGTCGTCGGCCGCCTCGCCCTCGAGCTCGCCCGCCGCCCCGCCGACGATGTCCTCGTCGAAATCCTTGTCGCGTTTCAGGAACGCCATTTTCGACGCGCCGAAAATCGCCGCCGCGATCGCCGCCTCGTCGAACTGTTCGAGCTGATTTAGCCGGCGCATGCCGGTGCGGCCGAGCGGTACGCCGAATTGCTGACCCGGCTCGACCGCGTCAAACACATGCATGACCCGGCCGGCGGGAATTTCGTTGAACATGCCCGGCCGGCCGGTGCGGAAAAGGTAGCTGATCCGGCGGCCGTCGGCGTTGAACATGATGCCGCCCTCGAGGCGGTTGCCATTGGCGAATTTTTCGCTCCGGTCGATCGCCAGCCGGTCGAACTCCACCGGCTCGAGCTGAAACCCCCACGGCCCGCGATTGCGCCCGAAATGCTTGATCGCCAGAAAGTTGCCCTCGCGGACCCGCATCGTCGCGACCATCTTTTGCACCTGACGAAACGAGAGACCGCCGCAGATCGTCGGATTGCCGCGCTTGCCCCATTTCGCGAACTCGGCCTCGACCAGCTCGCGCAAGCCCTTGTCGGCCTCGCCGGCGCGCGTCATCGCCTCGGCCATCAGCCGCACGCCGACCGGGCCGATCACATGCCGGCGATGCATCATCTCGAGCGCCGCGGCGTGATCCGAATTCCGTGCCAGATGCCGCGCATGAGCAATCAGTTTCGGGAGCTGCGCGCGGATCACCGCCGGGCCGGTCTGGCCGCCGAGCCCGCCGAGATTGCCGACGCCGCTCGAAAACGGCGAGAGCCGATCGGAGCTCGCCGCCCCGAAATTCCGCTTGGCCTGCGCCGGCCGGCGCGAAACCGCTTTCACCCGAACTCGCTGTTTTGTCACCACGGCCGCACCGCCTTCATTTTCTTGACCCGCACCGCGCCGCCGCCATTGGCCGCGCGGATGCGCCGAACAAGCGCGCTCCGGAGCTGGCGCAATTCAGCGAGCGGAATGCGCGTCACGCTCCGCCCGTCGATCGTGTAGGCCGACACGTCGGCCGTGATCCGGCCGGCGATCACCGCGTCGATCGCCTCGAGATCGCGTTCGTTCTGCGATCGCCGATCGACCATCTCCGCGACGCCATGCTCGACGGCGATCTCGCCGCGATCGACCGTCGCGATCTTGCCGCTCGCGGTCTCGGTCGCGACGATGAACCAGAGATGCGACCCGGCCTTGAGTGCGCCGGTGATCGCCGCGGTCAGGCGAAGGACCCATGTTCCCGCCTCGATCACGCCGGCGACCTCCACCGGCTGACCCTCGCCGGCCGCTGACGTCAGCACGAAATTCAGACTGTGCGTCGCCGTCGGATAGGCCGAGGCGAGATCGCCGCGGCTCCATGCGACATCGTCGCCGCGCATGATGCGCCGCGGCGTTTCCGTCAGAGTGTCGAACGCGTTCGCCATGCCGTCCCCTTCACCATGTCACCTTGCCGCCCGCGGGCGGAACGCGGCGAGAGCGGCGACGCCGCCCGATCTTGACAGGGCGCGCCGCCGGCTCCTCGTCCCCTGCGGGCGCGGCCTCCGGATCGACCTCCGGCGCTGGCGCGGTCGAGAACGCCAGCGCGTTCCGCGCCCCTTCGGCCGCCCAGGCCGGCGGCGCGTCATAGTCGACCCGCTCCGCCTTGAGGGCGATCGCGAGGCCGAGATTGTAGGTTTCGAGATCGAACGCCTCGTTTCGCAGAACGCCGAGTTTCTTGCGCCAGCCCTTGTCGGTCCGCCGCTCGCCGGCCAGCTCGTCGAACACCTCGCCGGGAAGCCGCGACGAGAGCGCCAGCGATCGCGGCCCGGCGTCCTGTTTCGTGAGCTGCGAATAGACCTCGTCTTTCAGTCGATCGACGGCGAGGTTCAGGATCGGAACGTCCTTGACCGCCTTCTTGCCCTTTGACGCCGTTTCCGGCCGCGCAATCCACGCCCGTTTTTCGAGCGTGAATGTCGGCCGGCCGCGCATCAGCGACCATCTTGCATGAGCGCCAGCCTTCTTTTTCGCCCGCCAGAACGCCCGCGCCTTGTCGGTGACGCCGGCCTCGCCCTGCATGTCGACGCCGATCACAACCGCGCGGATCGCTGCCTCGGTCCCCTCGATCGGAAACGCCAGCTCGGCGAGTTGATCGAGCGCGCGCCAGTCCTCGGCGTAGCGCGCCGGATCAATCGGCCGATCCCCGGCGCGCGGCGCGCCCACCGGAGCCTGAAATATCTCGCCGCGCTGAATAAGCCGGCGCTCGAGGTTCACGCCCCAGGCGTCGGCCTGCCAGACAAAGCGGCCCTTTTGCGTGTCGACCGCGATCGTCACGAACCGGACCCAGGACGGCGCGACGCCGAGCGGGTAGTCGCGCGCCGCGGCCCGAAGCGCCTCGGCGTCGAGCTCGTCGGCGTCGGACGTCACCCGCGGCAGGTAGGATAGGCCGAGATCGGTGTTGACCACCGCTTTCAGCGCGGCGTCGTCGCCCTCGTCGTCGGCCTTGCGCTTCGCCGCTAGCCAGCGCGAGATGATCTCGGCCCAGGACGCGAAGGCCGCGGCCGGGCCGGGAAGCCAGTAAGAGACAATATCGGAGACCCGCGTCGCCTCGCCGAGCGGCGCGATCCCGCCCTCGGCGGTTTCATGCATCCACGTCGCCGCCGCGTTCAGCGCCGACCGCTGCGCCTGTTCCATTACACCGCCGCAATGCGGGCAGATCAGCCGCGCCGAGCGCCCAGCCTCGAGCGCGGTCGACGCTTCAGCGTCGAACTCGAGCCGCTCGAATGTCGGCTCGAACGGATCGCCGCAGGCGAGACAGTGGTAATACAACCGGGCGCGCGTCCCGTCATTGTAGATCGAGGCGATCCCATCGGCCGGCGGCGCTTCGTGGCGCGAGCCCGGCGACCAGTTCTCACGCTTGATCGGAAAGCCCGGCGAGCTTTCGACGATGCAGATCGCCCGGCTGCCTTCAGTTTGCGTGCGCTTGCGCGCCAGCGGATACGGCCCGCCCTCGCCCTGTACGTCGACCGGCATGCGATCGATATCGGTCAGGATTATGCGGGAGATGTCGCGGCTTGAGAGCTGCGATACGACCGGCCATCCGATCGTTAGTTTCATGCCCCCCGCGAACCTCTTGTCGAGAAGGTTGTCGCCGCGCGGCCCGCCGGTCTGGCGCGCCCGGAGCTCCGGCGAGTTGCGGATCATTGCGCCGATCTTTTCCTCGGCATAGGTCCGCGCGGCGAGAAATGACATCTGGACGACGTGTGTCGTCTGCGGGTCGCATGTAATCGCATGCGCGATCGGGTTCTCGACGATCGCCGCGGTCTTGCCGGAGCGCGCCGGGCCGACAAAGCAGACCGTTCCGTAACGCCGGTTCGTCACCATGCGTTGCGGCTCGATCATGTACGGCGTCACCGCGTTGTCGAACTTGCGCCATTCCGAGCGATAACGGATGAACCGGAACCGCTCGGCCGCCTCGTCGACCGTGATCGCCATCGGCGGCCGCAGCGCCGGCGCGACCGAGCGGGCGATCTCGCCGAATGTGATCGAGGGCGGCGATCCGTCCTCAGACGCGGCCGGCTCGAAAATGTTCATGTCAGCCGGCCCTGCCCGCCTTCGTCGCCGAAATCCATGCGCGCGACGCGCGCCTCAAGCTCCTCGAGCATGGCGGCGATGACGCGTTCTGTGGCTTCGGTTTGCGCCGGCGTCAGCCCGGCGGCGTCCGCGATCCGGTCGGGCAGGTTCATGGACAGGCCCTCGACGCCCCCTTGAACTGCGCGGCTCAGGATCAGCTCGCGCCGCAGCCGGGCGAGCTGCATCGCCTTGAGCTCGGCGTCGATCACCGCCGCGCGCTTTCGCGGATCGAGCTCGCGATCGCCGTCGGCCTCGTCGCCGCCGCCGATCAGCGCCAGGCGCATCTGCGCGAGCTGTTCATTGCGCGCCGCGCTATCCGCGACCTCGGCCGCGTCGCGCGCCTTCATCCATGACCAGACGGCCGAGAGCTGGAACCGATACTCGCGGCCATTGCCGCCGCGCTCGAGCAC